CCGCAAAGCCGGTTACTCTATCTGCTGGCGCTGGTCTTTATGATGAAACAGGAAAGCTTCTTGCTGAACGTGGGTTTAAGCCTGAGGCTGGACCCAAGAGAGGCATTAAGACCGTAACACGTGACGATGACTCTATTGTTGTGCTTGACGATTCAACTGGTGAGCAAATCAGTGTCATACCGCCTCCCGGTAAAGGCGAGGGTGACCGTGATGCAGCTTTGAACCTTATCGCACAAACCACCAGCTTCATCCAAGACATTGATGAGTTGATGGACCCCAGTTTTACAGAGACAGGTTTTATAGGCGGGATGTCCTCAATGGTCCCCGGAACTCCTGCATACGACAGAGAAAAAGAACTGTTGTCCATCAGGGCTAGACTAGGCTTTGACCAGATCAACGAGATGAAGCGTTTGGCGGCTGAATCAGGAGCATCAGGTACTGGTTTAGGACAAATTTCTAACATTGAATTTATGTCGCTACAGTCTACTATTGATGCTATCTATACAGGTATGTCAGGTGATGCACAGAACAAGGCGCTACAAGCAATTAAGAAGCACCTGATGAACGTACAGCAACTAGCATCTGGTATTGCTCCTGCGGACGCTATTAAGTGGGATGCGCCTGAGTACAAGGCGGTAGGTTACCACCAAGACCCTAAGACAAAGATGGTGTTTTACGCTCCTAACGGACCAGACGGGACTAGATACAAACTCGTAAACGGTAAATTTGAGAAGGTAGGGGTGTACCTTGGAACACTCACAGTAGAATAGGAGCTTAACTAAATGTCTCTTGCAGAAGATATGGAAGCATTTGATAGAGCCTTTGGCGCACCTGCTGAAGGCGAACCTCTGGTGTCGGAAGAGCAGAAGAAAGAAATGGTGATTGATGACGAATCAGCGTTTTCTAGGGCATTTGAGAGTGACGCAGTAGACTTAGATAACTCTGACGTAGAGACAGAAGGATCTTCTCTGTGGAACAGGTTTTTCTCTGAGCCTTACCAAAGAGGAGTCGAACGACAAGCCCAGACTATGCAGAGGTTGAGACAGAGTCAACCTACAGCGGCAGGAATCTCAGCAGCCATGAGTGATCCTGCGGTACTTGAGGAGCAGTACAGGCAGTCCACAAACCTACCGTCTGTTCTTTTGCAGACAGTCACTACGCCTCTCAGAGTGGCCTTTGACTCTGCGTCTGAGATGGTTATGTTTGGTGTAGGAAAGGGCGTGGGTATGTTGCCTGAGGGACTCAAGGAAGGGGCCGCAGAGCAGTTTCAGGCACTGATGCAGACAAATGCTGGTCAGATGGCTTGGAATGCCGCTGGTCAGGGTATGAAAACGTGGGAAGAGTTCCAGCAGAACTACCCTAACGAAGCGGCCAACCTTGTCGCCGTAATGGACTTAGGCTTTACTAAAGGAACACAACCACTAGTTAAACAGAAAGTAATACCCATGAAGCTTGAGCGTATAGGTATGCGTAACGAAGTTAAGCCTCTAGCTGGAGGTGACGCAGACGTATACAAAGTTTTGTTTGAGGGCAACAAGAAAACCCCCGAGCAGGTAAAGCTAACTGAAGATCCTAAAGGATTATTAGGTACTCAAGAACAACTAGCGTCTGCTGAACAGTTAGAGCTTATAGACATAGCTAAGTCCGCAGGAGTCTCTGGCAACAAAACTCTACAGACAAACCACAACGCATTTCAGCAGTACTATGATACTCTAGAAACTAACTTAATGAAAATGTTAGCAAAGAACGAAAGAAAAGTTAACTGGGCTGAGTTAGACGATAATTTAAGAGCCAACATGAAAGCCCAGTTTGACGAAATGGTAGCAACTAACCCAAAACTTATGTCTTCAAAACAAGCAAAGCAGGAGACAGCTCTTTTGTACAAAGAAGCTCTGGCAATTTTGGATGAGCAGGGAGGCACACTTCAGGGGTTACGTGTCACGCGATCTATGTTTGACGACAGAGCAAATAGGATGGGTTACGACTTATCTGGTGATTCTCTAACTACTAGAAACTTAGCAGCGATGGCTGTTCGCAAGGCTGTAAACCAAACCGTCTTTGATGTAGTGCCTGAGGCAGAAACTATCTTTTCTAAAATGTCTAAGATTATACCCTCTCTTGGAGCGTTAAATGCTAAGGCAGCTACAGAAGCTAAGACACGCTTTGGTCGTTTCATAGGTTCATTAGGTCTTGAGAAGTACGCTGGTAGTACGGCGCTAGGTGTAGCAAGCAACGCCATCTACGTCTTAGGTGGCACAGCAATAGTAGGTCCGTATGCTTTCATTAAAAATCAACTTAGGCGTCCCGGCCCTGCGAAAGTAAGAGCTAAAGTTGCTTACCTCAAGCGTGATATGATTGGAGAAATTAAGAAAGCAATACAGTCCACAAAAGATCCAGTGAAGCGTAGTATGCTACAACGGGACAGCAAAGAGATTTATACGTATCTAAACGCTGTGTTCAAGCAGATTGAGTCTGAGCTAGAGCAGGAAAAAAATGACGACCCTTCTATGTACAGAATAGACGGATCTAAAAAATCTGCGCGGGGCTTTCTTGGTCCCGTTAAAAACCTAGAAACCGGAAAGACTATGACAGAGCTTTCTATAGACCTAGAGATTGATGGTGAAAAGGTACAGATTCCTACTATGGTTCCAACTTTAACGTCCGAAGAAATAAAAATATTACAGAGTCGGGATTGGGAAGGAAAAGCTAAAGAGCTTCCGCGTTCTATTGTTCAAAAGGCCGTTGCCCACGCTAGAAAAAGAAGGGGTGCGAGGCTAGACCCCTTTTATCAGGATGGTGAATAATGAAGTGGTTAGACAGACTAGCTAGAAACCAGAGTAATTATGCTCAGGCTCGTTACGAGAGGGCTAAGGGTGGTTCAGACGCGACTATGACTGCTTTGGATTACCCACAGCGTAAGCTTAAGGAGGCTATCTCAGGTGATGAAGAAAGCTGGGGCTTGCCTGATTTCTCTTACGATGTAAACGTGGGTAACAGGGCAGGATACAGGGGAACCGCCACAGTAACTGATGAGGCTGTGGAAACTGGGTTAGACCTTTTTGCTGACCCCCTTAATGCGGGAGGCGCTGGGTTGGTGCGGATGGGTATGAGGACCGCTGATAAGGTAGGAGACATCGCAGGGAACACTCTAGCCGCCGCACGTAACTACATTCCTAATCACTACGCACCGTCAAAGTCTGCGAGGCCAACTGTGGTTGATGAGTTAATAATGCAAAACCAACAAGCGTTGTCTAGAATACCTAAAGTCGGCCCCCGTATTTCACGACTAGAGAACACGCAAGCTTCAGCCAACATGAGAGAAAAGGTAGGGTCTTTCGTAGATTGGATGGGAGACACTATTGTGAGGGGTGCAGAGCAAACCATTAGTCCGACTGCCAGAGCAAACTTCAGAGAAAACCAAGTCACTCAAACAATGCAGGACGTAGCAAGAGAGGCTAGGCAGTCTGGTCTTCCACGAGACCAAGCTAAAGCGGTAGCACAGACACAGTATACGACAAATGTCAGGCAACAGGCCGGTGGCAGCGGAGGAGTTGCGGAAGCTGTTGACGATATAAACCGTAGGAGCTTCTTAACTGAGCCTGTCCCAGTGACTTCTGGTGCGTACAGGGAGCTAATTAAGGGCAACAAGCTTCAGGGTAGTTACGAGTCTGGAAGGGCCTTCAGTGTTTCAGACAAAGACCTAGACATAATTGGCGATCACGTAACTAAAGTGTGGACGGATAGCAGGGGACGCCCTCTGACTGAAACCCCCGGATCAAAAATTCGTATTAAGAACGCAGGGGCAGGGGATCAGGTAACTGGTCAGCACCATTTTGACTTCCAGAGCAAAAGCGGAGTAAACGCCTCATTTAAACCTCTGTTCAAAGACGGTAAGTTGACTACTGAGGAGTTATTTGAGCAAGCTAAAAAAAGATCAGACGCGCACAAAAAGTACAACGACAACAGAAACAAGGACAAAGACAAAGCTAAATGGGTTCTTTCAGAGCGTAGCAACACTCTTGAAAAGGCCAAGAATAACGGACTCTGGGTAACTGGAAGTTTTACCGGAAACGCTGTTACAGAAGGGGGTGTAAATTACATAGCAAAGGTTAGCCCTGACGGTAGAATCATGGCCGTGATCTCTGACGAACATAACTTCTTGGAGAAGACACCAGTTCTAGGGACTGTCTTAGAGTCTTCGCTGCCAAACAGGGCGCTCTCTGTTACTCCTCCGATGCACTACGACTTACGCGACGGGAGAAAAACGGTAAAGCCAGAGCAACCAAAAGACAAGAAAAACGTAAAGCAAAGTCTGTTCGACATAGAAACTGCCCAGCCTTCTAAAGAAGCACTAAGGGCAGAACAACAGATAAACGCAGGGGTCGGTACGATTGCTACAGGAATGTTAACCGGAGGAAACCGTGAAAAAGAACGACGATAAGCACACAGTAAGCTATACATCTTTGGACTACCACAGTATGTGTGAGAAATCTAAAGACCGCATCAAGAAGATGCAGAAGGAAGGAATACCTACGTCCCATGACCCTAAAGAGAAGCCAGAGGACGTAGGCGGTAACGACAGAGGTTACTCTATCTTCTTTATGTCTTAGATTTCACAGTTGTTACCTGTGCAAGCTAACTGCTGGCTACCTTCAGTCATATCAGACTCCTCGTTGATGTCCCAGTTGATCTCAGTAGGGAAGTCCTTCTTGAGTGACTTGAGGGTAGCCTTGTCCACCGGCTCATACGGTGCCTGTTGGTACGTGTGGTCTGAGTAGGGTAGGAAACTAATACCTGACACCTTGTCAAACTTGTTGTACAACCACTGGCCCACCTCTAGGAACTCGTTGTCCCTGTAGTAGCACGTCATAGATGGCTTGTGTTCACACCAGTAATCCTGATACAACTCCCACAAATCTAACTGCTCTATCGCACCCATATCTGAGGCTGTCACAGCGCCCTCTGGTGAGGCGATAGGGAAGCTGAACACCTTTGTACTAGGGTTCATCACATCGTCCTCCACAGGCACACCAGCGGCCTCTAACACCATACAGAGTGGATCACGGGCGTCTGCTCTGACACGTCGAATGTACTGAGGGCTAAAACGAGGATGGCACCCACTAGCACTATCGACCAACTGACTAACAGTGCCGCTAGGCTTAATCGCAGTAATAGCTGTAGAGGGATTAATGTTAAGTCTCTTAGCCCACCGCTTGTTAGTCTCAATTGATTCCTCTCGCATCTCTGTGAGCCACTTCTTAAGCTTTGCATTGTCACCTCTGCCTGATAGTAAAGGGTGGTCCATGATGCCTGTCAGAGACACCCCTAGTAACGCCTCTTCCTCAGTGTTAGTCTTCCATATCTTACGTAAGTACCTAAAGTCAGTTAGCGTAGCCTGTAGTGTGCCTAGGATAGACGCTATGCGTACCTTCTTCTTGAGGGTGGCTAGTGTGTCGTTAGGTCTTACTACGACTTCTGACAGGTTACAGAATTGGTTAGGTCGTAAGATAATCTCAGAACAAGGGTTCGTACCAAACTCGTGGTCAGGGTCACGCCTACCGTTCTTTGCGGCCTGCTTCTGACTAGCGACACGAGAGAACATACCACGTTCACCAGAGCGTGACTCGTACAAACTAGTCCACTCATTTAGGTAAGCCTCAAAGTCAGGCTTCTCTGTGTAGCAAGCAGAGTTGTTAGCTAGGCCACGGTGTGGATTATCAACCCACCACTGTCCTGTCTTAGCTCGACGCAGGCGGTCATCAGTTAGGTTAGAGAGTGAAATTAGGGCTGACCGACGTACTCCCCCGACCACAATACACGATGCTATCTTGCAGCAAAGATCGTGGCATTCAATGGACGTAAGTTTTCTTCCAGAAGCTCCACGAAAGATTTCGACTGTGAAGGTAAAGAGATCGACGAGAGGCTCTGGACCACTTGCACGACCTCCGAAAGTTTTGAGTGAGGCACCCGCAGGTCGTACTCTGCTAACGTCCCACTGGGGAACTTGACCTGAATACAGCAGTGATACCAGCTCCCTAAACGATTTCGCCCATCCGACTTTTGAATCGTCAACATTAATAACTGTGTCTGTTCCATGAAATTCCTCTGCGACCTCTGGCAACTTGGTTACGTACTGACGCTCTACTGAATAGCCTACCCCTGTTCCACACATGAGGACGTACATCATCTCATCGAATGCTTTAGGGTGGTCGATAGGTAGGTAGCTACAGTTAAACCCTGCTACGTTGTCACGGTCTAGTGCTTCTCCTGCTGTCATCAACGCTCTCATGCTAGGCATAACGTCTAGATCATAGATAGCCTTAGTAATCTCTGACACATCAGACTCATCTAGGTGACCCTTGTTAACCCAGAAGTTAACGTAGCGTCCTACTGTTTCTTCCCAAGTCTCACGTCGTTGTTCCTCTGGTAGGTAACGTGCGTAGCGTGACTTGTGTATGTACTGTTGGTATGCGTCCATCTATTCTGTTACTCCTAGTGTCTCATTGATGATTGCTTGCGATGCTAACTGTAGTAGCATATATACTCCGTCAGGGTACTGTTCGTTAGAGGCTACTTCAAACATCTCGCCGTCCTCAAACATTACTACTACTACTTTAGGCTTCCTTTCCTCTTGCTCCATTACTGTAGCTTTGGCAGCAAAGGCCATAAGAAACTCAGCGGTGGTTATCTCTTGTTCCTCTTCTTCTTTCTTGCTTCCAAACTTACCCTCTACTACACGCATTGTTCTCTTGGCGTCAGGGTCTAGTGAACTTGTTGCTGATCCCGGCTCTAGTTCATAGATGTCTGTTGTGTCATCGTCATCACTCATGTACTAACTCCTTTATTAACCACTCTAAGTACACACGAGCCTTATGTAGATCCTCTACTCCGTTCTTGTACTTGTACCTGTGGATGTATTTGTGTACGTTGCCTTCGCAGTAAGCACGAAATTCGTCCCCTAGTTGCTGCTTTATGTAGTCAATAGCCTCGACACCACCTTGGTTGTAATGCTCTGGTTTGTCAACTACGTCTACCTTGATCCACTTCTTCTCCTTCTTTGTTACGTTGTCCCACTCTGCTGGTGTTGCGCTGTCAATACTCATAAACTTCATCCTCTAGTTCCTCTGTAAACTGGTCTAGTTTGCGTATGAGTTTGTCCTCAAACCTATCCAGTATTTCTTCAGATGAAATCTGTAGCGCCTCTAGTAGGTCATCAGGATCATACAAATGCAAAATCTTCTCCTTAATTTCTTCGAGTGTCAGTGACATAATCAACTAAGTCCTTTAATGTGTCTATAGTATACCATAGAATCTCGTGTTTGTCACACCATTGAGCCATTGTATTCTTAGTACTTTTGCTTACTTTCTGGTTAGGCTTCATAAGTATGAAGATAAGTTCTTGATTGCTTCCAAGGCAGTTAGAGATTGCGCGATATTTCTGGGTGTCTCCTGCTCTGAAGAATCCTTTGCATTCAATGATGTACTGTTCGTCGTTCCTCTCGTACACAAAGTCTGGTGTGTACTTGCGTTCGATTCGATAGTCGATCTGCCACGGCTCATAGCTAAAACCGTATGGTTGTAACTGTTTCGATACGTCATATTCAAACCCCGATCTAAATTCATTAGGATAAGACTTCTTGGACTTTCGGCTCATTGACCACCTCTGTTAAGTATCTGGGACCACTTGAGTACAAGAAGGTTCTTACTCCTGACCAGCAAGTATGCTTGTAGGGACAATAGGAACAACCGACTGCGAGCTTTTGATTTCCACTTTTGCCATCTGGAACTACTGCGTGACAATGCTCTGGTGCTTCCGGTTGCTCTACTAGCTTTTTTACTCGTTCTATATGCTCCTCTATATCGTAGCTAATCTTTTCGTACACTGGAGCCTGTGTGTCAGCAGAGTCGTACATCAGGTACGTTAGGTGTCCGTTCTGTTTGTCCATAGCTAACCAACCAAACTTGGTTTCTCCCTCTGAATGTGCATAGCCCTTAATTTGAGCAATGTATCCAAACGGATCATCAAAAGCGAGACTACCATCCTTGAATTTTTTAAACCCAAAAGTGGAAGTACTCTTAACATCAGTGACAACACCGTCAATTTTGCAGTCCATAGAGCCTTTAATACCCGCGACTTCACATTTCTTTTGCTCATCTGTCACCTCGTGTCCTGAGAGCCTAGTGAGAAACAGCAGCATCTCTTCGATCAAGTGCCCGTACATAAACTTGACGTGGGTGTTAGGTGTCAACTCCTCTTGTACGTCAGAGTTATTCACAGCGTTCCAGAGGTAACGATCATCTCGCCCGATGTTAGACATACGTAGCTTACGTCCGTCACGCTTCTCTGTGAATAGGTTAGACATGAGTTTCTTGCAGTTCTCACCAAAGCGGTCTATCTCTTCGTATAGATCGACACCATCAGGAACCTCTTTATTAGAGACTACCTTGTAAATATCGTCTACCAGCCTGTAAATGTCATTGTTCATCTTGGTTCCCATTTAAGTAATTAATAGCGGCCTGTAGTACTTCTGTATCATCGTTGAACCCGCCTAACGCCCTGTTACATTTATGGCATAGCCAGCCCCTAAAGGTTTCTTGTTCGTGATCGTGGTCTAATACCCAGCTTCCGTTCTTAGTGTTTCCTCTGCCTTTTACGTCCTCCTCTGATCCCTTGCAGATAGGGCAGTGATAGCCCTCCTGTGGCATACCGTGTTTCTCCCTAAGTTGTTTACGGACCTTTTGCATCTCGTTGTTACATTTGCGGCACTCAGCCCTGAGGTAGTTACCACCTGAGGCCATGTTGTAAGCGTCTAGTGGTAGATACTGGTCACACTTTGAACATACCTTTCCATGACCTGCGCCTAGATCCTCGTGTTCAAAAAAGCACAGTTGATCCATCAGTGTGTTTCCGTCCACGTTGATCCGACTTTGTACTCTCCGTCGAGTGGGCACCTGAGGTCGAATGATAGACCCGACGCCTTGATGCACTCAACTGCGAGCCACCCAAACTTCTCTGCTTGTTCTGTGACAACCTCCGTTTGTATTTCGTCATGCACGTTCCCCACAAATCTGTAGTCAATCTTGTGCTGAGTTGCGTAGTCATCTAGGAGAACCAAAGCCCTCTTCATAATGATAGCACCAGCGGCTTGTAGCAGTGTGTTTAATGCACTATGTTCTGATCTGACCCAGAGCTTACGTCCGTCGATTCCGACGAGGTAGCCCTTCCTAGACGCTTGTCCAACTCGTTCTCGTAGAGTTTCAAGAGAAGGTGTATTTCGTAGAAAGCGCCCCCTAAGCTCACTGCCATCTCTTGCAGTTCCTCCGACGATGCTTCCGATTTTTGCATCTCCTGCTCCGTAGAGGAAAGCGTAGATGAAAGTCTTTGCCTGAGGTCTTGTTGCAAGTCCCGCAGCAACTTGATTTCTGGTGTGAATATCTTCTCTAAGTAGGACACTAGTAAACTCCTCATCATCCATGTAATGAGCTAACATACGTAGCTCTAGTCCACTGGCATCAACACCTACCAGCTTACGATCCTCAGGTACTATCCAGCAGTCTCTACACTCCTTACCGTACTGCGAGTTTACTGAAGGCACCTGTGCCATGTTTGGGGTCTGGTGTGTCATACGTCCTGTGACTGCGCCGTTTGTTGTGACCCTCCCGTGTACCCTACCATCTTCCTGTACGTGTTCTAACCAAGACGATACCTGTGCGTACCGCTTCTGAAGTAGTAAGTACTCAAGAACAAGAACAGCCTCCGGTACGTGTTTGTTCTCCTCAAGTGTTTTCTCGTCCACTTGCGGCCTACCACTGGGAGTGAGTTCCGACCATACTGCACCCTTAGCCTCAAGTCTCTCTGCAACCTGTTGGCGTGAACCGGGATTGAAGATCGTAACCTTATCCTTAAGGCGCTTGCCTGTCTTCTCACTCCACCGCTCCTCAACGATAGGCGGGAACACTGCCTGTAGTTCTTCTTCGATCTCATACATACGCTCCTTGAACCTAGCGCACAACGTGTGACACAGGCGCTGATCTAGTAACCATCCGTTGCGTACCTGCTCCTGTATGACCCACTGTACCTCGTGTTCTAGATCAATGCACTGTTGCGAGAAGTCTGACAGTTCAACCATGAGTCGATTGTACACTTCCTGTGTAACTTCAGTGTCCCTGATGCAGTAGTCGATCATAGCCGGTGTCAACTGTGACCAATCCTCGTGGTCGCCCTTAGCGTAGCCTAAGATGTTTCCCCAGTTCCGCAGCGAGTGACCACCAGACCTACTAGGTTCTGCTAGTCTAGACAGTATAAGAGTATCAGTGACCATGCTCCTGTCAAAAGTAAAAGACCAAAGACGCTCGACCACAGGAACATCAAAGCCAATTCCGTTATGGAATACGAAAGTAACCGGCGCTTTACGCGATACATACTCCTTGAAATCTTGCTCATTGCATATTACCTCGCTCTCTCCGTTGTGTAGACAGACAGCGCACCAGATAACACTTGGATCTAGTCCGTCAGTTTCTATGTCACAGAAGACTAGGTTACTCAAAACTCTGTCTCCGGTGGCGTAGGGTTAGCGCACTCGTGGATACGGCCTGTCATCTTATCGTAACGTAGCCAGCAGGCTGGTCCTGTCTCGCCTGAGTAACGATTCTTTAGGATACGCACACAAGTTGTGTTCCTAATGTCCTCATCTGGGTTCTGCTGGTCACGCTCCATACCTATGACCATATCAGACAACTGGGCGATACTCTGGCTACCCCTGAGATCCTGTAGACTGATGCGTCCACCGTCCTCGTGAGCAGTGCCAGAGCTACGACGTAGGTGTGACACTAGGAACAAACTGATCCCTGTCTCAGCCACCAGTGTCCGCAGCTTGGTCATTATTTCGTCAATGGCTTTCCGTTCATCACCGTTTTCTTGAGAAGAAACGACGATTGATAGGTGGTCGAGGATGATGTACTGACAGTCGCAAGCCTTCGCCATATGCCTGACTCTTGAAAGTAACTCGTCCGCTGATGCTGACCCCCAATGGTCGAAAAGATAGTAACGACCTGATCCCATTGTTGCTTCCCAGTGCGGTCTAAGGTCATCGACAGGTGAATCCTCTTCCAAGTGTAGTCGCCTAGAGGATGCCACCGACATGATTCCCAGTGCTGTTGTTGCAACGTCCTCCTCCAGTGCAAGTACACCGATGTTGGATGTAGTTCTTTGCAGTAGATCGTACTCAAGTTCTCGTATAAACTGGGACTTTCCCATACCACTTCCGCTGGTGATAGTGACGAGTTCATACGGCCTGTGTCCTCTAGTAATTTCATTCAACCCATCCCAAGGGTACGGTATGCTCTTTACTTGCCGCTTGGCTACTAGCTTATCCCAAGTCTCAGTCCCAGCTACAATACCGTCAGGTCTGTACACTGCTGAGTCCCAGAATGCCTGTGTAAACTCTTGCACCCTGTTAGCCACGAGCATTTCACTGGCGTCCTTCAGAGGCAGCTTACATATCTTGAGCTTGTTAGGGCTAAACAGATCCTTGACCTGCTCTAACGCTAACTCTCCAGCTTTGTCTTGGTCAAAACAAATGACCACGTTCTCGTAACCCTCAAGCCACTCTAGGTTTTGCTTGATCTCTTTAGATGCGCTAGACGCGCCGGTCCGTAGCGACACCACGTCGTACTTCTGACCAAACATCTCGTAGATAGACATAGCGTCTAACTCGCCCTCAGTTATCACGAGGTACTTACCTGTGCCTCTGCAATGCTTCTGACCGAACAAGCCTACGTTACTGTGGTTACCTGACGCACTGAATTGCTTTGTCTTTACCACGCGCTTCTTAGCGCCTACTACCTCACCAGTATCCTTGTCAAAGTAAGGGTAGTAGTGTGCATCAATCGTACCGTCAGGAGCGTACTCTACTGTCACTTGGTAACGCTTACACGTACCCTCAGACAGCCTCCTGTCAGGTATGGCAGATACTACGCCACCCATATATAAGTTACTTGGTGTTGACACTTCGGTTTCCTCTCCAGTGTTTCCGTTTACATGATACCCGCAGTCTGGTGTGAAACAATGACGGCCACCGTTAGAGTAGACCGCCATGTTATCCTTACTACCACACTTGGGACATTCCTCGTGGTATAAGAATTTATCACCCATTAGAAGTCAGCCATTCCTTCGGGGGCGTCAGCCTCCTCTAAAACCTTGACTGCTTCCAGATACGTAGGCGTACCGTGTACTGGATGTGCTGGACCTGTCTTGTACTTCAGACGTACACGGGAGTTATAAGGTACTTCCCCGCTGTACTTGTTACCATCAGCGTCAAACAGTGCAATATCGTACTTTGACTTAAACTTACGCTGTTTGTTGCCTTCGTAGTCCTTGATCTTTACACCGTTTGAAGACAAAGCACTGGCGTCATCCTCTGACATAGTAATGGTAATGCTGTACGCACCAGTAGACTGTCCGTTGTACACGTCGTGCTGAGTGACGTTGCTAAAGTTTACTGTTCCTTCGATAACTTGACTTGACATATGGAATAATCTCCGTTAGTTAATTAACTGTACTCGCAAGTACACCTATAGTATACCACACTCCTCCTCTAATTGCAACCCTCGACAACCTTAGTTTCTAATGTAGTACTAATGTAGTACTACCTTACTTTCTTCTAAATCTTACTCTTTAGTAATACTTAAGTATATATTATCATAGTCCTCCTGTAATTGCAAGACTTCATCTTGTGAAATACTACCTTCATTATCTATTGACTCAGTATTCTCTAGTTCCCAGTGAGTAGCAATAGAGACTGTTAGGCATTCGCTACAGAGGTCGTAGTGTAACCCCCTAACGTCCTTCTTTACTGCTTCCAGATCGTCTAAGATCACGTCACACGCCTTACATCTCATAGTCTTCCCCAAATATTTTAGTGTATGCTGCCAGTAGTTCATTATAGCTCATATCTCTGTACTTCTTGCGTATCGTGGTTCTAGCCATAGACACCACTGTAGCAAAGTCTATGAATCCTAGTTCAAACTCTGATATATCCTGTATCATCTGCTCTTGTGTTAAGTCGGGTTCCATTATTTGTCATCCTCTCTAGGTACTGTATCAGTCCAGTGATATGTCATTGCTATGTAAATCGCTAGTGGAATCCACAGCGGAGCAGTGACAAACGCAAACGCTACTGCTAGCACTCTATACATATCAACCACCTAAAAATATATCTGCTAAAATAAAAACGATTAGTGCTGCTGTTACCAAGTATATCACACTGCCTCCTGTCCGTACCATTTCATAGGGATGCCTCTTGCGTCCCAATCGTCTGCCTTAAAGTTATAGTATACCTGATAACCTAGCACAGGGTCAACCCTTTTGCACTCGTCAGGCATACACTGTGGAGGGTCTACAAAAGGTGTAACATCGCTCTGTAAGGCCACAGGAAGCCCGCAGAGAGCTTCTAAGTGTTCTCGTATAGTCTTGTGTACCTTTTGATAACGTCGCTCATACTCGCATCCAAGAGCTTTTAGGTGGTGCCATGCCCATACATAAGCGTTAGCACTAGACCGCACCCAGACCGCACTAGGGTGATTTTTATGTGTCGGTTTGTACGCTGGCGACTCCCCGTCTAGCTCGTGATGAGCCGTAGACAGTAACTGAGCAGTCTCTAGTATCATTTTGACGACGTGACGGTCACACTGTAACCTTGCAGCTTCGTGTGGGTCACGGTGTAGGTAGAATATGTTCACTCGTTTTCTCCTGTCTTCGTTCATGTACAATTTCCTCAAAGCAGATAGGGCAAGTAGAGAAACACCAATTGTTAAATTCATAACAATCATCAGGCAAATCATCGGGCACTTGCTTAACTTCAGATTCGGATAGTGTTCGGTAACACCAGTGACAGGCAGTTTTCACGTTAGTCGCTCCCTGTTTGTACACTAAAATCTAAACAGTTATTTTCAATAAGATTCTCTAGGTAATTTACCACTTCTGGCAGTGTAATTATGCCTAAGTTCTTATCAATCTCCATTTCTAACTCAATAATAACAGTAGCCATCATAACTCAGTGTCTCCGTTGTCAATTTCGTCTTGTATGATACCCTCAAAATAATCTATGTTCCAGCCCTCGCGCAAGTCCTGTGATCCAATGCTAACCTTAAGGATCTCAAACACATCTCTGTAGTCATCGCAAGTCAATTCCCAGTGTATCACAGCGTCTATCGTAGCCCAGTCACAGTCTAGCTGTACTGGTGTCTCGTGTAAACCGTATCTATTCATGGTCCTAGTAACCTCCAGTTAATACTATGCTTAAATCATAGGGGTCAGCGGCAAAGGATAATTGACGTTCCACTAGTTCCCTAACACCATCATAAAAATCTTTCTCGGAAGTGTAACATATAATCATACCTAGTACTCCTCATTACAAACAGTGATTGCAAAGATTACCACAAGTGATCCAATGATCCATAGCCACATCATACCCTCAGGGCTCATAACAGACACTCCCACAGTAACAGCGTAACAGTGAACACAGTAACAAACAATAGGCCCGCGTACATTTCGTTATCTAGATTCATGGCCTCAGGCCTCCTGTGGTGTCTTAGTGCGCTCAAGGTAGCTCACCCACCGTAGATTGTCAAGAGCACTCTGGTACTGCCTAAACGCATGGCGCTCTGATTCCTGAATGTGCTTCCACGTTCTACCGTAGTCCGCATCGTTCATTATCATATCAAACGCTGTGGCGTCGAGCTTATCCCACTCTGATTTAGTCCGCGTAACCTCTGTCGCTAGTGCGAAAACATCGTATCCCATGGCCTCAGGCCTCCTCTAGTAAACAGTATTGATCCATTAATAAACAGTCCAGTTTAACAAACTCTGATACAGTGAGCAACCCCATACAATACAAGTTATCAAGGCTACGCTCTAGGCGCTCTAGTTTGCCTAGGTTGTCCGCTGACTGTATACGCCTCACCGCTGATTGATAATTACTCATGGCCTCAGCCCTCCGCAGTTAGGTTATAAAAGAAGTCCTGAGGCATCTCGTCAGCGACCATGCCGTCCAACCATTTGTTGATGTGTCGCGTGGTTGTCTGGGACCATTTGTGAGACGTGCGGACGTAGCCTTGCGTAGGCGTATAAGCCGCTACGGGTGTCTCATAGCTAAACAGCACCGTACAACCGTCCGTCACTAACTCAGTCATGTTACTACCTACGTTGCGTACCTTCATTGTATTACCCTCTAGTGATTTCATTAATAGTTAAATATTGTGACCATACCGGCTCACTAGCGTTGCCCAATAGCATGTAACTATCGTGCCATCCGTTTGCCACTGCTTCTTCATAGTCCTCAGGTGACATAAGATCACCGTCTAGTCTACCGGCATCAAGCGCCTCGTCTAAGGCATCTTGCCCACAGTCCGCGTATGCAATCGCCAGTATACCGTACTCGTTACCAATGGCATACGTTTTATCGTAGTACCTGTGATCGTTCGGGTTAGCGATTAAACGCTTGATCTCTGTAAATGTCATGGCCTCAGGCCTCCTAATGTTATGGTGTTGGTTTAGCAGTAGACCCTAGGGTAACCTAAGATCTACCACTAACGCAACCCCCTACAGTCTCAGCAGTTTAGCGGATACCCAGCGTGGGAACCAGAGTTTAACGATCACTGGATACCTGATATATGGGTGGCCCACTTCGCGCCTGAGGATAGACCATTGGCGCGTCTCGTGGTCATACTCAGCGTAATACTGTCCGATTATCTTCTGCATGGCCTTAGGCCTCCTAATGTTGTGTTTATAGTGTTCTGCGAAAACCCCAAAAGAAAGTACCAAACTTTTTAGACTCGTCTACCATCTCATAAGAATGTCGACCGTTTGGCAGTATCTGATCTAGTACCTCTTGCGCCTTGTCAAACTGCTTCTGAGTTAGCGCGTTGAATATACCTTTCTGGAAAATATCCCGTACAATTCGTGCTTCTAGTTTTGTCATGGCCTTAGGCCTCCTCGTCAACACAGGTATCAGCGTAGGCCTCCGCATCGCCTAAGTGCTTAAACGACTTATGAATGCCTACCTGCTCGCCTGCGTCCACATCATGCAAGATGACGCGGTACTTCCACATGATGTTAGGCCATGTGATTACCTGCGCTATCAGGCCGCACTCTTCGCTTTCTACTTCGTAAACGACGTCTCTCATGGCCTCAGGCCTCCGCTGCTTTAATGAATTCTCTTGCAGTTTCCAGTGTAGGCAATTCGATGCCGTAAGTATCTGCAAGCTCTATAGTATGCTTGTAACCTTGTTGCATGTAGTACCACGCTCTATCAGTCTTGCGTTGTGAGCGCATCTCAGTCCGCATCATATCATCAACCATAATTGTGTTTACCAGTGTTGCGATGTTGTCCCGATCTTCTTTATACATAATATTCATAGTGTGTCGCCTTTGTTGTGTTGCGTTGTCGATGGGGTAACTATGGACTAATGCGGCCCTAGTTACAAGCGGTAATATTGCACATAAATTCTTTGGGACAAACTGTTGACAGCTCAGTGTGTTGTATGCTTGCGGTATGCCTGAGGGTCCTACACTGGCTCACACACTTTGTCAACGTGAATATTACCCTTGACAACATGAGACTATTTGTGTTACACCCAAGGCCTTTGGTCCTACCATAGTCTGCCCCTTGTGTCAATCCCTGTAGCCTTGTGAATAATACCAATGTTTACCCTTGCGCCCTGTGTCTGCCCCGTGTTATGCTATAGGGTTGCCTTGGGGGTGGGCCTTATGTTGATACCGGGGGAGGGGGATTGACATGAGTTATTAATGTTGTACCCACCTAGGCACAAAATAAGGTGAAATTAGGTAAAAAGTAGGTTAGTTGCCTTGTGTATAACCTCTTGTTTTACCTTGTGTTTATACAGGGGCGGCACTAAAGTAATAAATCTGTACCCCCTAAGTAGTATTTGTTATATATTTACACTAAATAAAGCTTGACTTTTGTATAAAACTATGGTATAATATAAGGCAGATACTAGGATGAATTAATAAGACAGATGTTGGGCCTTAGTTGACTACTAAACTGTTCGTATAGATCCCTTCTTCTGTTGCTTCCTAGGCAAGGGACTCATGCGAACTACTGTTAAACATAAGGAACACAGGAGAATGTCTGAAGATGACACCCTAACTAAGCAATTAGCAGAACGTAAGGAAGTAAACTTACGGAAGAGAAGTAGAGGCAGACCTAAGAAGTCTGAAGTAAAGGCCAAGTCCTCAGGTTCTAGAGGTAAAGTAGGTAGACCTAAGGGCGATGCTGGCATCATAAACGAGTACAAAGCTCGTATGTTAGCTAGTCCTAAGTCAGTTAAGGTACTAGAGACTATCTTTGATGCTGCTTTAGACCACGACCACAAGAATCAAGCAGCAGCTTGGAAACTAGTAATGGATAGAGTACTCCCTGTGGGTGCTTTTGAGAAGGACGTAATGAAGGATGCAGGAAGAAACAGCATACAGATTAACATTACTGGGGTTGGAGCTACAGAAGTGTATGGTAGCACTGAAGAGGGAAGTACATTTGACGGAGAAGCAGTGGATGTCACAGAATAAGTTAGATGAAGTACTGACAGAAGTACTAGGATATGCTACTAGGGTAGGAGATGCTACTAGTCAACTGGTAAATGTAGCTGTACTGCTAGGTGACAACGCTAATGAATCTGTTTCAGGTCGCTCACACAGGCTAAAAGAGGTAAGTAAGTCTTGGGGCTGGGTAAATGCTTCTATTGACTACATATTTGACGAGGATCACTGTGAGAGAGCTTACCTTAACGACGTAGCTCGCGCTAAGAAGACACTAGAAGAAGCAGGGGAGTGAAGTACTTCTCTATGTCAGAGTTTGACTGTCAAGAGACAGGTGAGAACCACATGAAACCTGAGTACCTAGCAAAACTAGACGCTTTTAGGGAGTACTGTGGTTTTCCTTTTGTTATTACCAGCGGCTACAGAAGCCCTAGCCACTCGTTAGAGGCTATAAAAGAGATACCGGGGACTCACGCGCAAGGCATAGCAGCAGACATAAAGATAACTAACTCTGCTCATCGGTATTCGCTAATAAAAGCAGCCTTAGAACACGGCTTTACTGGCATAGGGGTCGCTGGTAACTTTATTCACTTGGACACACGGGCTACAGTGCCTGTGATCTGGACGTACTGATGTTATATACTAAGCACGTAAGGCTAACCGACGCAACAGTAACAGAATTGTTTGAAGTTCCTACTGGTTTTCATGTGGTAATTAATTATATATTTATAAACAACCACGATAACAGTACACAGACAGGATCTTTATTTTTTCACGGAGCAGGCGGAAGTGGTAGGGTTGACATTTTTGACGCTAAGAATGTTGCAGGAAACGATTCAGAAACTTTAGGAAACGGAGGCGGACCCTTGTTTGTACTACATGAAGGAGAAGTATTGAAAGTACAAACAGGAGCAGCTTCAGATGTAGAATTTGTTGTAACTTTTGACTTACTGGAAGCACCTAACGTACTAGTAAACTTTGCTTAAACGAGGATAACATGATTACTATTTTAGGTGCTGATTGGTGCCAAGGTTGTGAGATTGTAAAAGAAGAGCTGGAAAAAAGAGACATGGAATATAGGTACGTTTGTATTCCGTTTGGTCAAGCTGGGTGGGACATGGTGGAACAGTTCACAGGAACCAGAGAAATACCTCAAATTTTTTATAAGTTTAAAAACCCAAAAGTATTTTTAGAGCAAATACAATCTACTGGAGAAGTTAAAGATGACTGATAAAACATACGCATTTGTAATTACTGTTGTTGCGGCTGTACTTGCAAGCGTTGTAAGCTTTGCTGCTTTTGCTCAAGTACCTCCTGTTATTACTTACCAAGACGGTTCTACATACACGCTTAAAAATGGGGAAGAGGTTTACGTTAATACAGGTCCAATGTACATTCGTCAAGACTTCGCTAACACAGGGGACGTAATCTTTAAGAAGCGACCACCGTGGCCTAAGCGTGACTATACACAAACACCATCAGTTAACACTGGAAATCCCGGTGAACACGAGTGGTGTAAAGACTTTGTGATGGAAGGATATTCTTTTGCTTACTTAAGCTGGACCCGTTACTGCGATACTAACACCGACCAGAAGTACGGCTGTGGTGATGTTACTTGGGATGCCTCAGAAGATGGAGCGGCTTGTCCTAGTTCGTGACAGATTTAAATGTACAACTGTTGCCGTGGCAGCAGGAAGTCTACTCTGATCCTACACGGTTCAAGGTAGTAGCGGCAGGGCGACGGACAGGGAAGTCTCGCCTCGCTGCATGGTTACTTATCATTAATGCACTACAGACCGACAAAGGTCAAGTTTTTTACGTTGCGCCCACGCAGGGACAGGCCCGTGATATCATGTGGCAAACCCTGATGGAGCTAGGAAACCCTGTAATTACTGGTGCCCACATCAATAATCTACAGATCAAGCTGGTCAACGGGGCCACGATTAGTCTCAAAGGAGCCGATAGGCCAGAGACAATGCGTGGTGTTTCCTTGAAGTTTCTTGTGATGGACGAGT